GCCATTGGTTACCTCGCTGCCAGATGCGCCGGCATATGCGCCGGACGAACCGATCTCTGCGATGAATCCGCAGCCTTTGCCTTGGTCAGCACGGAGTCGGCCGCCGCCATGCAGAACTGCGCCATTTTTGCCCCGGCGTCGCCCTTGATCAGCGGGCCAGCGACATGCGAAGCCAGCAGCCAGGAAACGTATTCAAGGAACAATGGGCTGTACTTCGTCGAGTCCGTCACTCGCACAATGTACTTTGCGGCAGCCTGGTCCTGATCAGTCAGGATGGCAAGCGATCCGGATGCCAGCGCCTCCACGGCAAATGGCACCGGAACCGGCGACGATGAATCCACCCCGATGTCACTGGTCGCCTTGTAGTCGTAAACCGTCAGGACGCGCAGGCAATTGGTTGGCATAGCATATGCATAGACCCAGGCATCGGTTTCGGCAGTCACCTCGGCCAGCGTGGACCGCTTTGTCGCAAAACCCCAAGGGCATGACTCAAGTGCTGAATCCCTGGCAATCGGCCAGAACTGAGCGCAGTATTCCGATTGAGGGGATCCTTCCGGAGGGTAAATGCTGGCAATGTTGGCGCTGTCGCCAAGCCTGGACATTGCCAGATTGCAAATATCAACGACCGATGCCATGCCTTACCCCGACACATTGAAAAAAGGGGGCCGAAGCCCCCAAGGAGAACACCAAACAGTCAGGCCTCGACAGTGTCAGCGACCTTGCCAGCCATTGCCGCCTTCTCAGCAGCAATCACATCGGCATTGATCTCGGACATGGTTTGAGGTGCCTTCTTGCTGGTCTTCTGGGGCTTTTCCACGGCAGCCTGCAAGACCTCCATGTGCTTGGTGGGGCTGCCGTCAATCTCGAAAACCGTACCAGCACGGCGGCGGTAACCGCCGTAGAACAGGTCAACCTTGGCTTTAACCTTCATGGCTCAGGCCTCAGATGGCGTCAGCGTAGGCTTTCCACTTCGACGGATTCATCGTCAGGAAGGCGTTGATCTTGCCAGCCGTGACGGTGGTCGTGCCGATGGTAGCCAGGATGCCGAGGTAGCGTTCGTAAACAACTCCCTCCACCGGCAACTTCACGCAAGCGATAACGCCGCCGGCATTCAGTTGATCCGAGTTAGCAGCGGCGTCATCGGTCACCAGATTGCCGGTGCTGAAGTGAATGCTGGCGCTGCCATCGGTCGCAATCGCAGCCTGGGCATCAGAGGCCAGAGCGAAATTGATCGTGCCGGCGCTGCCGCCAGTGATGATCTCGGTGTCGGTGGTAATGACCAGATACGGAGCCTCGCCGTTGCCAAGGTCGCGGGCGACGGACAGGTCGATCACGTTACCGATCAGGGCGGTCCCGGCCGCAGCGGCCACGGAGGTCGCATCGGCAAATTCATTTCGTGCGTCAAGAATCATGTCAATTCTCCAGTGGAGCCCGGCTTAAATGCCGGACTCAGTGTTCAGGATGGCGTCGCACTGTTTCACAGGGATGCCGCGGAACCGGGTAACCATCTTGCCTTGGGCATCCTCGATGGTGGTGAAGGCCATGTTGGTCTTTTCCATCGCCTGAAGGTCCATCAACTCCAGGGTGGCGCGGCTGGCGTAGAACACCGGGCGGCCCATGTTGATGTTCGGGATACGACGCAGCGCCTTAGCCATCAGTTGGGCCAGCACCGGGCCGGTGGTTCCAGTCGCAATGGTGTTTTCCAGGTCGAAGTTCATGCGCACCACATAACGCCAATCGCGCACGGACAGGCCGCAGTCCCAACGGTAATGGGTGCGGTAACCTTCCATTCGGCCGCCGTTGCCATCCACGTTTTCAATGGTCACCTGACCCTTGTCGGTGATCTGCAGACCGGCCGTGGAGCCCTTGGGATAAATGCCGTGGCAGGTATTGCGGCCCCACACGATCAGCCAGATCGAGGTGTTGTCAGCGCCATCAGGCGTGGCTGCGTCGGTGATGATGTTGTCGCCATTGGCGGCGGACTGGTCGTTGAAGCGCGGACCGAACCCGGTGAACGCCTCCGGCTCGGAACCTTCATTGCCGTAGAACAGCGTCGAGGAGAACTCCTGGTTCATGCCTTCGATGTGTGCGGCATCTTCCGACAGGCGGAAGGCAGCGGTATTGCCGTTCAGGTCAGCCAGAGCCTTATCTACTTCGGCGTAGGCTTCCAGCATGCCGCAGGAATCGGTCACCTGGGCGGTGGTGGACTTGGTTGGCTGAACGCCGCCGTACAACTTGCGCCAGGTCGGGGTCGGCAGGCCGGTGCGGACGGTAGTGCGGTGGCCGGTGGGCAGGTTGCCTTCGACCCACACCATATCGTCAAGAATGGGATTGGTCTGCGCCAGCATTTCGGCAATGGTAGCAATGCTGCCATCAGGGTTGAGCCGCTTGGTTACATCCAGCAGCGTCGGGTGAATCGCGGAAAGAGTCGTCATGCTCTTGGCCTCTTAGTTCATATTGGGGAACAAACGCTTGGCTGGATCAACCGACCCGGAACCGGGTCCGCCACCGCCGACAAAGCGATCTTCTGAAATAGCCTTACCGGCTCGATAAAACGCCCGAACGATTTCGGGGTGGTTTCCCAGCCCGGTTTCGTCGAGCAGCTTGGAAAGCTCGGGAGTCCCAAACTTGTCCATTGCCTTCTTTGCAACAGCCACGTTCTGCGCCAGATTGGGTCCGCCGATTTCGGTATCAGCCTGAGCCGCATCAACCCAGCCCTTGACCATTTCGACATGGGCGGCCTGCTGGCGTTCAGCAATGGCCGGAGCCAACTTTCCCAGCAGGGCATTGGCCTGTTCGTTGTTCAGGCCTGCGCCCTTGGCAAACTCGCCGAACGCTTCCAGCCCGCCCTGATCAAACTCGACACCATCCGGCAGCTTCCAGTCGTAGGCATCAGGAGCGCCATCAGCCTGCTTGCCGCCATCATCAGCAGGGGTGTCGTTCTGCTGGACGGCATCCGCAAGGGTCGCGTCGGCAGCGGGAGCATCTGCGACAGGCGCATCTGCTTGCGGCGCGTCAGCAGCGGGATCAGTCATCAGAGTCATTCTTGGCCTCTTGCATCATTTTGATGTACTCGGCTGGAGCCAGGCTGTTGACGGTTGCCAGCAGGGCCAGGCCCGAGTTCCGGTTGCCTTCGTTGAACGCCATCGCCATCGCGTCGGAACTGAACGATGACCGGAACACCCCAGCCCTCTCCAGCATCCGCCAGACGATCCGCCTGCCTTGTACCGTTGCCATGAGCCAACGGTAGTCGGCTTGTTCGGTTTCTCGCGCCAGCCGCTCCTTGGATTTCTTGCGGTCGCGCTTTGCGTCTTCATTCGGCATTTCCATGATTGCACTCTACTCAGAGCCAAGCGGGTTATATGCCCACCCGGATGACGCCGCCGATGATGGCTGCTCCGATCAGCCCCACCACGGAAACAACCCCGACCGTCACCCAGTGGTGCATTTCAACCAGGCCCGGCATGTTGGCCTCGATTTCGCGCAGGCGAGGATCAATGTTCATCGGAACCTGCATGCGCAGCTCGTGGACTGATACCGATATTTTCTCGATGGCGCCGAATGCCCTGGCAATTGCCTCCCGCGTTTCGACATGCCTCTCCTCCAGCCGGACAAGGCGCTCCAGGCTGTTACTGATGGCCTGCTGCGATTCCTTCAGCGAGAAGATGACTTCCCGCATTTCGCCCTGCTCCTGCTCAACCCTGCGCAGGCGCTCGTCAGTTTGATAAAGGAGCGCGTCTGTCATTTGTTCGGCCACTCCCGCATCACTAGTTGGGCGATAAAGCAGGCGATGGCCACAGCAAAAGCGATCATGCGCAGTTGCCAGGGGATGACCACATCCCCCAACTCAAGGAGGACGGACTGCGGCGAGACAGCAAACAGCATGGCGATGCCGCCAATTCCGCCCCAGCTGGACGGTTCGGCAATACGGGATCTGGTGATTTTCATTTGGCAACCACCGGGACAGGACAGACGGAGATGGTGACCTGCGGGCAGACCGGCATTTGCGCGCAGCCTTCCAGCAGCATCAGGACGATCAGGTAGCCGATGGCGTGCATTTTCATTTCGGAAGCCCCTGCCTTGTGCCATTGCGGTCAATGGTCAGCACCTGACCGCGAGGCGCAACCTTGACAAACGAGACATGAACCCATGCCCCATATTCCAGGATAAGCTGGTCAAACGGGATATGGCTGCGGGCGATTGCATGGGCAATCTGCTCCGGAGTGCCGAAGGATGGCGCAGTAAAATCAACAGCCTGACCTCGGAGGTGCTGGCTGTTCTTGCTGCCGTTGATGGCGTCGTTGACCTTCTGGCAGCGGTATCCGGATGAGACAAGGACCGGAACACCCAGCAGGGCGCGAACCCTGTCAAGCTGCTCTGCCGTATAGCGTAGATTCAAGAGAGCCTCGGCGTCTGGAGTGTTATCAATGCCGTGCCTGCTGGCATAACCCGACTGGATCAATTCCTCAAGGGTGAAGTAGACGGACATCCTCATTGCAGCACCCCCGGACTGGTGTATCCGCTGAACATCCCAGCCACATCGGTCAGACCGTTCTGGCTGGTGGTATCAGTGGCCGACAGATCCTTGGCGGTCGCCGCCGCCTGCTGGATCATGGCCATCTTCTCCTGTCTGGCCTGCGCCTGCGCTCGCGCATTTCTCAGGGCATCCGCCTCCTCCTTGCTGACAAGCAGGTCAGGATCAACCCCGAGATGGTCCTGCAGCTTGTCGGCCAGCGCATCGGCATTCAGTCGGTCCAGGATTTCCGGCTTGACCTGCGCGACATTGGCCAGGGTGCTGACAAAGCGGTCGATGCTGTTGACGCCGATGGCTCTTTGCGCCTGCGCCAGCATGGAGACAAACTCGACGTTGATCTCGGAGCCCTGCATGGATTGCGGAGGCGGCGGCAGCAGGCCTGCGTCAGCCATATAGCCAAAGGTCAACTCGATCAGCGGATCCAGCAACTCGTTGTCCAGCCGCTCGACGACCGGACCGAGCATCAGCATTTTCTCCTCGTGCCGCTCCGCCACTTCGGTTGCTGTCATTTGCGTGTTCACGCTGTTCGCCAGCATCAGGAACATGTCGGCGTAGAAGGCGTTATTGATGCGACTGCGGACGTCATTGATGTCCTCAAGCAGGTGGCTCAGGTCCAGATTGACCTCGAACGCTGTCCTGATGGCGCTGGTCGGTGCGTTCATGTCAACGTAGGTGATGCCGCCGGGCAGCATGTCAAGCTCGCGGTTTTTCAGGCCTGCCGGCACTTGCAGGGGCGGGTTCGTCTTGTAGTCGATGCCCTGGCCCTTGCGTAGTTGCTCGTGGGCCAATTGCTTGATGTCACCCAGAGCCTCCATGCCGGGGCTGTTGCCGTAAATATCGCCACCAGATGTCGCCCAGCGAGGAGCCAGCACCGGGAACCGCTTGAACCCGGACTCGCGCAGATACTTGCCGTCTTCAGCCCCGATTTCCATGTAGCAGGACCGGAACGGCATGTTCAGATTGTCGGACTTGGTCTTGTCGTATTCCTGACGCGGCTCAATGGCATGGATGACGGTAATCCACTGATCCATGTTGCCGGAGTGATATGCCTGGCGGACGGTGTCCGACACGTTATCAATGCCAAACTCGCCAACCAACTGCGATACGGTCATGCCGAACTCGCGGTACAGGGTATCAACCTCTCCGCGGTAATTGGTGCTGATGGCATACTCGCCAATGGTCAGAGGGTAGCAGCGAATCACATCCTTGTAGTCTGGCAATACCAGCATGGCGCCAGTCCCGAACGCGCCCAACTCCTCATAAACCATGTGGAGGGCACGGTACAGGTTCGAGCGATGGAAGATGCGTCGCATGATGTCGGTCACATCCGAGCACCACTCGCGGACCTCGTAGGAGTCCCCAGCCTCGGAACCGACCAAATCCAGCCGGAACCACGGACGAGCCGGAGAGGTCATGCCTGCCATCAGTCCAGCCGACAAAATGCGCAGAGCTCCCATGCCGGTACGGTCCAGAATCTTGCGGTGCTTCTTGCTGCCGTCATTGGTCTTTGCCTTGCCGAAACGCCCGGCCCTCGGCAGCAGGTTTTCGCTGATTTCCTGCCAGTGCGAGTCCCAGGAACTGCGCTCCTGCTTGAGTGCGGCCCACCGCTTTTTGATGGAGTTTTCCATGCGTCAACTCCCGAGCAGCGTGGTCTTACCCAGCGTTGCAGGAGTCTGTACGCCTTGCGGTCCTGTCAGCATGGTCCCGCCCGCAATCGGTGATCGGTTCGATGCCGTAATCCCGAACAGGTTCGGCTTCTTCCGATTAGCCAAGTTGAACTGACGCTCCGCCTCGGCAGCCTGACGGCGCAACTCGGCGGCCTGATCGGCGGCAACGGATTGCGCATGCTTGTTGGACATGACGGATTCGCGGATACCGAAGGCCACGGCGGTAACAACGGCAACCATGATTAACTCTCCTTCCGCGCGGTCAGCGCCGGATAATCCCTGACGAACAGGCGCGCCTCGATGGCGTCCACATCGCGCAGGTTTTCAGGGTTCGGGTGGATGTTGGTCATGACGGCGTCAGCAATGACAACGCCGACCTTCTTGACGCCAGGGCGGCAGATGAACGTCGCCGGGGCCGAAAATGTCTTGATGCCGTCCTCGGTCAGTATCCGCAGACTGCCCTGGCTGATGATGTTGGCGTGCTCGTCCAGGTGGATGGCGCCGGTCAGCACGGTCCCCGCCGGAATGAAACCCTCGCGCAGGTACAGGCCGTCGCTGAAAATGTGCTTTACCGGGATGGGTTGTTGCGGAAGCGTTGCCAGCCAATCCTCAAACTCCTGGATGGCTGCACGGACGACAGGTTTCTCGTCATCGGAAAAGACAACGTCAGAAGTGTTTTGATCAGACAGCAAGGCGAGGGCTTTCATCCTCGCATCGTGCCGTGATCGCTACGGGTTATATGCCCACTCAGGCGTAGGGGTCATGCTCAGTGCGCGACCGCTTTGTCCGGTGCTGGTCGATAGGTGCCCGCTTGCTGACGGGATAGGCGAAGGACAGGATCAAGGCGTCCGCCCGGTTAGGTGACGGAATGCCTCGCGCCTTCATGTCCTTCTTGGCCTCGATCTGGATCTTGCCATCCATGCGCGGCACCGTCTCGGGGGATTGCAGTTCATCGCGCAGGGTTGGGTCTTCCGGCAGGCATCCGCCGGCGCGCAGCCAGTCGCGTGCCAGTTTCCACATTTCCGCTCGCTTGTTCAGGCATCCGGCATCGTTCGAAGCAGACGCAAACCAGACCAGCGTCCACGACCGGCCCATGCCTTCCCCGGCCGACACAATGCCCGTCCCGTATCCGGCATCGACAAAAACCGCATCAGCCTGATGCCTGTCCTCCAGGTCAGCAATGATCGACGCGGCTACCAGGTCATTGTCGTTCTTCGGCATGGTTTTCAGGATGGTGAACACCAGGCCTTGCCGCAGGCCGATGACAAACTCGTCATCACCTTCCCACGCCGGGTCGACAGTGATTATCTTCGGAGCAAACTCGTACTGGTCGCGGCGCAGGCCTCGCCCGTAGGCGGCCGATACATCCTCCTCGCCGATGAACTGGCGCGAGGACATGGAAGGGAACAGGCCGCGGACGCGAACCTTGACGAAGTCGCTGTCCTCGCCGTAGTCGTCAATCCATTTCTGAATCTGCGCCTTGTTCGTGCCCTCCACCGTGCGGCTGTCGATCTGCCGGCCTCGCCAACGATGCTTGTAGCGGCGAAAGCATTCGCGGAAGCGCCCGGTGTTCCGGGTTGGGTTCCCGAACGCCAGCCAGATGATCTCCGTGTTTTCGTCGGTCAGCGCCCCTTCAGCCACTTCCCAAACCTTGTCGGCAATGGCGGACGCCTCGTCGAAGATCAGGACAATGCGCTTGCCCTGGTTGTGCAGGCCAGCGAAGGCTTCGGTGTTGTGCTCGGACCACGGAACCATGTCACAGCGCCAGGTCTTGGAGTGATCCGGATCCAGCGAGGCGACGCTGGCCGATTGCGGGTTGAACCATTGACTGGTGATCGACAGCCGCGTCCACTTGCCGATTTCCGGAGAGGTCTTGGTGCGCAATTGCGTGTCAGTGTTGGCGGTGACAATGACCTTGCAGTCCTCACAGGTGGACATCGCCCAGTTGATGATCATCCCAATGCAGGCCGACTTGCCGATACCGTGACCGGAAGCCACGGACAGCATCAGGGGCATGAATCGGGTTTCCGTGTTGCGCAGGTGTTCGGCGATGTCGCCCATGACCTCAGCCTGCCACTGTCGAGGGCCGCCAACAGCCGCCAGTTCGCCAATGCCCCAATCGTAGGCCATCCGCGCCCACTTCAGGGGGTCATGCGTGCAGGTTGCCGCCAACTCTATCAGTTCATCGGAGACTTCAGGCATCGCCTCCCTCCGCCCGCTTCCTTGCCCTTGCCAGCCTTTCAGCCAGCGCATCAGTGACATTCAGGTCCAATTTATCGACATACAGCCCGGACGCTTTTCCTCGCGCAATCTCAGCCTGAATTGCAGGCCCATACTTCCCTTCATCTTCGGCCATGTCCCGCAATCGGCGCAGGTCGTTGAGATGCTGTTCCAATGTGACTTGTGCGCTTTTTACGGCAGGCTCCCGCAACTCAGCGATCCTTGCCGCAATCTTGCCGTCATCAATCAAGGCTTTTGCTTTCCTGTTGACTGTTTCTGGCTTCATGCCATCAGCGCAATAAGACCGTCGGTATGCCTCGCTGGCGTTAAGCCCCTCAACAACCGCAAGGCAGAAATCTTCCTGCTTTTGGGTCAGCATTTGACCTCCTCCCGCACAAATCCCCAACCACCTCGAAATGCCCGCAGAAGGAAGCGGTCTGTCACCTCGACCACCTTCCACCTGTCAGGAGTCTGGCATCGTATCTCATACCGGCAAATGCGCTTGACCAGCGTCTTCGACACCTCAAACTTTTCAGCCAAGGCGCTGACCGGCAGCCGATGCTCCTCGCGCAATTCACGCATCAGGTCGACATCGTGGTCGCTCAGCTTGCTGTT